CATTGGGAAGGTGGCACAAGAGAACAAGCAGCCACCATGCTACGCCAGCAACAAGACAGGCTTGAACACCTAGAGAAGATGATTGTCTGGTATCAAGACATTACCATGACAGGCATAAACTCTGAGGAGTATGAGAACGGCTTCTGGGATGCAGTAGACTTTGTTAAACAACACCAAGTAAAGGAGTAAAAACTAATGACCAATGAAACATTTCAAAAGATTACACAACTTCAAGATGCTTTAATTGCAGAGCAAAAAGAAGTATTAAAATTAATGAAAGAAATAGAGGAGTTAAAAACATTATTTAACAAGGCTATGGAAGCCTGGCAAAAAGATATGGAGAAGCGTAAATGACCAATGAAAAACAAAAGAAAGTAACAGATATATACCGTAACAATTGGGATGAAATCTTTGATAAAAACTTAAACAAAGAACAAGATCAAAAAAGTATTGAAGTAGAAGTTAGTATTGAAAATGATTCTGAAAAAGTAACAGTTAAAAAGAATTGGTATTTCTAATGCGTAGGTTAATTTTTACAGGTTTAATCGGGTGTCTTATTGGGTTGCTTATAGTACACAAAGATGTAGTGTATAATAGTCAAGTAGGTGATTCAAGGTGTCATGATACAATAGATTATCAAGCGTTCTATTCAATACATACTGGAATAGAATATTGTTTTTATAAAAAAACCGTTTACCCATATAGGGTTTGGGGTGGTATCATAGGGATAAAATGAAAAAGACTTTAATTTTGGATATTGAGACTAACTTAGCACACGATACAATTTGGTGCTGCGTGACTCTTGACATCCAAAAGAAAGACTTAATTGTATGGCGTTCAGCAGAAGGGCTAAAGGAATATTTAAATGAATTTGATACCATCGTGGGACACAATCTTATTGCCTTTGATGCTCCTATTCTTAATAGGGTATGGAAAACAACAATCAAGGGGACACAATGTGGAGATACTTTGTTACTTTCTCGCCTTTGTAATTCTGCTCGTGATGGTGGTCACTCTTTAGATTCTTGGGGGAAGACTCTAGGATTTGAGAAGATAAACTTTTCTGATTATGATGGTGGCCTTACTGAAGAAATGGTGACGTACTGTATTCGTGACGTAGAGTTAACGGTTAAGGTATATGACATTCTTATTCAAGAATTACAAAAGTTTAATATACAAGAACAAGCTGTAAAGCTGGAGTATGAAGTACAGGTTATCTTATCAAGGATGGAACGTAATGGATTCAAGCTTGACATACCCTATGCACAGACGATGCTCTGTGAGATTAAGACAGAAATGGCAGAGATTGAAGAAGCCTTACAGACTATCTTTCCACCGATTACGACTGAGCGTGTATCGGAGAAAACTGGTAAGAGGCTCAAGGACGACGTGGAAGTATTTAATGTGGGGTCCCGTCAGCAAATTGCAAAACGGCTTATCTCCAAGGGTTGGAAGCCTACCAAGACGACGGAAAAAGGGCAAATTATTGTCGATGAAACTATACTTAGTGAAGTATCAATTGCAGAGGCTAAACCAATAGCAAAGTATTTAATGCTACAAAAAAGAGCTTCGCAGTTAGATTCTTGGTTAGAACATGTAAAAGAAGATGGGAGAGTACATGGTAAAGTTATTGGTTTTGGTGCTGTTACTGGCAGAGCTACTCATTCTAGCGTTAATATGGCACAAATCCCTTCAACTAGGGCGGTGTTGGGAACAGAGTTTAGGTCCTGCTGGACTGTTGAAAGCGGAAACGTATTGGTGGGTGTCGATCTTAGCGGTATTGAGCTTCGATGCTTTGCTCATTACCTTAATGACCAGGAATATATAAATGAAACAGTCTACGGTGATGTCCACACTAGAAATCAGCAAGCTTTTGGGGTTGAAACGAGAGACCTTGCGAAAACTGTCCTTTATGCGACTTTGTACGGAGCCTCTCCTTCCAAGATCGGTTCGGTTATTGGTTCTACTCCAAAAGAAGGGGCCAAAATTATCGATAACTTCTGTAAAGCAGTTCCGTCTTACCAAAGGCTTAAAGCCAAAGTGGAACGTATTTCTGAAAAAGGAAGGATATCAGGGATTGGCGGTTATTCACTTACGGTCAGGTCGGCTCATTCGTCGCTTAACACGCTTTTACAAAGTGCAGCCGCCATCATTGCAAAACAATGGCTTGTTCAAATAGAAAAAAACTTGCGTACTAAAGGCATACCATATAAGCTAGTAGCTTGGGTCCACGATGAAGTTCAAATAGAGTGCCCTAAGCAATATGGTAGTATAATAGGTGAAGTGGTTGTTCACTCTGCCAAAGAAGCAGGAGAAATACTACAGTTCCGTTGTCCAGTAGGGGCTGAGTATGGTGTTGCAGAAAACTGGGCAGGTAGTCACTAAGTTGTGGTATAATAGCTATGCAGTATAAATTTAACTAAATTAAGAGGAATCAACATTATGAGTACAGGTAAATCAATCGCAGTACAGGCAGACATTTTTTGGGCTTGTACACAGACTCCTAATCCATCATCGGATAAAGAACAGTACACAATTAACTTGTCTAATCTATCAGACAAAGCAGTAGCAGCCTTAAAAGAATTAGGCATCAAAGTATTAAATAATCCTGAAAAGCGTGAAGCTGAAGGTAATTATATTACTTGTAAAAGTAATTATAAAATTGAAGCATTTGATCAAGATGGTGAGCAAGTACCAGCTTCTAAGAAGATTGCTAACGGCAGTAAATGCACAGCAATTGTCTCTTCTTATGAGTGGGAATATCGTGGTAAAAAAGGTGTTAGCCCTTCGTTGAAGAAACTTACAATCACTAATCTGGTTGAGTACAAAGGTGCTAAAGACGACGAACTAATGGACGACGTACTGTAACAATAACAGAGGAGCTTCGGCTCCTCATTTAGAAAGTTTATGATGCACGTATTGGTAGATTCTGACATTATCTGTTATCGTATAGCCTGCTCAACTGAGGAAGAAAATGAAAAAATTGCTATCTCTCGTTGTGCTTATTTTATTGAATCAATGTTGTGGGAAGATTTAGAAAATGTTGAAACCTATCAATGTTATTTGACAGGTAAAGAAAACTTTAGATATGACATTGCAAAAACTGCACCATATAAAGGAAACCGCACTGCTCCTAAACCTAAGCATTTGCAAACTCTTCGAGACTATCTTGTCTCAGCCTGGGATGCTAAAATTTCCATCGGGCAAGAAGCAGATGATGAGATTGCAATAGAGCATACTGCAAGAAATCACGAAAGTATTATTGCCTCAATTGATAAAGATTTCTTACAGCTTTATGGTAGTCATTGGAACTTTGTCAAAAAAGAAATGACAGTAGTAAATGAAGCAGAAGCACTTCTTAACTTTTACTTACAGGTACTTACAGGTGACAGAGTTGATAACATCATTGGTCTCAAGGGCATCGGCCCTGTTAAGGCTAAACAAAGGCTCGCAGGTTGTGAAAGTGCAGCAGACATGTATACTGCTTGTGTCGAAGCGTACGATGGTGCAGAAGACAGAGTCATTGAAAACTGTAGATTGCTCCACTTGCGACGGACAGCAAATGAAATGTGGGAATCCCCAAGATGATTGTACTTCTAAATAACCACGGACACCCTGACGAAAGGTTTAACGAATATGTTCAACGAGCTTCTCAGTTTTATGCTGAACAGTTATTCCCTAAGAAACTCCTCAGACATATTGTTGTTACTGTTAAGTTTAATAAGCACTTGGATGCTTATGGATATACTAGTGTTGAAAAAAGAAACAGTAAAGGCAAAGCTAGGGAATTCTTAATTGAATTACATCCTTATATTTCAGGTAAAGCAATTTTAAAAACACTTGCACATGAATTTGTGCATGTCAAACAATATGTACATGAGGAATTAAATGAAGAGCAGACGCAGTGGCAAGGTGAACCCATCGACAGTGATGCAATGGACTATTTCGAACTGCCTTGGGAAATCGAAGCTTATGGCAGAGAAGCAGGACTTTGGAATAACTTCTCTAAAAAAGAATCTCTCTGGAATGTCTTCGAAGGTACAGTCAACCCTGACACACCTGTTGAGCCTGTTCCGATAGGGTGGAAAGATGAAAACCAGTTCAGCAAAGCAAAAAGGCCGACTGTTGCAACAAACGGTAAGGGACTCGATACTTCGCTCTTTTCCGACGCTGACGGAACGAGACGTGAAAAGCACATCGATGGGGGCGCAAGGCGAAGACGTGCAACTATCCGAGGCTGGTTTAAAAGCCTTTCCTTATGGAATTGAATGTAAGAATTTAGCAAAGGTAGCAGTATATAAGTTTTATGAGCAAGCAATGACGCATGGTGATGCAGAGCCGTTAGTGGTAGTAAAACAAAATAGAAGTAAACCATTAGCAATTGTAGATTTAGAACATTTTGTAGAACTAGTTAGGAAAGCAAATGAAAAAGAATAGATTTGATTTAGAGAATGCCATTATGAATGTTTGGGCCATTAAAGACCAGGTACAAACATTACGTTGGAGAATGTACGATCATCCTGAATTGATGTCAGAAGATGAAGAGCATAATCACATCATGGCTATTGAATATGCTATTGAATTAAACTGTTCTAAGTTAATGGATACTTTTTGTCAAGTGTTTGAGCTTAATGAACATGCTAGTGATGAAGTAAAAGAATTGCGTGAAAGATTGTTAAACAAATTAACTACTGAAGCTGACAAAGAAGATTTCCCAGTAAAAAGCAAAAAAGCTAAAAAACAAGGAAAACTATGAAGATTCTTCTTCTTGATATTGAGACAAGCCCTATGACAGCTTTAGTGTGGGGCCTGTGGGACCAGAACATTTCACCAAACCATATTATAGATTCTTCTGAAGTATTATGTTGGGCTGCTAAGTGGTTAGGCGAAAAAGAAATCATGTTTGATTCTGTTCATAATTCAAAACCAAAAGTAATGCTAAAAAATATTTATTATTTAATTAATGAAGCAGACGCTGTTGTTCATTACAATGGTGCTAAGTTTGATATGCCTACATTAAATAAAGAATTTTTATTGTATGGATTTACTCCCCCTTCTCCGTATAAGCAAATAGACTTGTTACGAGTAATGAGAAGTCAATTCAAATTTCCTTCTAACAAATTGGACTACGTTGCTCAGCGTCTAGGACTAGGTAAAAAGACGGCTCATGCAGGTATGGAATTGTGGACTAAGTGTATGGCAGGCGATGTAGCTTCTTGGAAGATTATGGAAAAGTATAATAAGCAAGATGTCACTCTGCTTGAAAATGTATACCATCGTATTCTTCCTTGGATTAAACATCATCCTAATTATAATCTGTATGCTGATGGGCATGTTTGTCCAACTTGTTCTTCTACTAAGTTACAGAAGCGTGGACAGGCAGTTACCACTACCTCAACGTATCAGCGTTATCAGTGCAAAGATTGTGGCACTTGGAGTCAAGGAACAAAGTCTCTTAAAGCATCTGTAGAAGTGAAAGGGCTTGCATAATGTATTGTCATTTACATGGAGAATATCATACTCTTTGTGTACCTTGTCAATTGGGAAGCCCTGCTTACAGTGCAGGGCCTACTGATACTTATTACCCTCCTGGTGCAGGTAAAGAACACAAATCAGGAGCAGGTCAAAAAGTAGAAGTTAACTGGAAACCTCTTGTTAAGAAAAAAGATATGGTAAACTCTCCTAGTCATTACACAGCAGGAGAAATAGAATGTATTGATGCTATTAAAGAAGTAGTTAAACATCTTGACGGCATGGAAGCAATGTGTACTGGTAACGCTATAAAATATTTATGGCGTTGGAAACATAAGAACGGCACTGAAGATTTAAAAAAAGCAGTATGGTATATTCAAAGGATGATTGATGAGTTTGACACTAACTGATATAATCTATCGGCTGAAACAATTAGATGAGATTGATATTACAGATATTCTTGGTTTAACTACTGAGGATATCTGTGATAGATTTTCTGATATAATAGAAGAGAAAGCAGATGTACTAGAACAACTACTAAAGGAAGAAGATGACTGAAAAGAAAAAAGCATTACATGATATGGGTCCTCCTATCACCGATGAAATTCCTGGTTTAAGAGATTTCTTTGCTACTTCAGTATTATCAGGAGCAATCTCTGCAGCAGGAGTACCAGAAACTAATGTAGATGAGTATTGTGAAGTAATTGCACATTTTTCATATGCAATGGCAGATGCAATGATGGCAGAAAAATACAAGAAAAATACACGACACTAAGGATAAAGATGTACACAACACCATTTAGCACAGTAGGTTATATCACCTATAAAAGAACTTATGCACGTCGTTTAGACGAAGCAGACATTACTAGTAAAACAGAAGAGTTTCCACAGACAGTAGAAAGAGTAGTAAAAGCAACAAATGAACAATTAGGTTGTAATTTTACAGAAGCAGAACAAGACCGTTTACGTAAGTATTTAACAGAGTTAAAGGGAACAGTAGCAGGCCGTTTTCTTTGGCAATTAGGAACAGACACTGTAAACAAGCTAGGATTAGCTTCATTACAAAACTGTGCCTTTACTGTAATTGATGAGCCTGTTCGTCCCTTTACTTGGGCTATGGACCTATTGATGTTAGGCTCAGGCGTAGGTTATAACATACAAAAGAAAAACGTTGAAAAACTTCCTGAAGTCAATATTAATTTTAGTGCCCCTACTCGTGTGGATAGCAATGATGCGGATTTTATTGTCCCTGATTCGAGGGAGGGTTGGGTACAGCTACTGGGCAAAACGCTTAAGGCAGCGTTCCTAAGTGATAAAAACAACACGTTTAGCTATAGCACTGTTCTTGTACGTGGTCGTGGGGCTGTTATTAAGGGCTTTGGAGGCACTGCATCAGGCCCTGAAGACCTTTGTGAAGGCATAGTTAAGGTAAGTACTATCTTATCTAAAAGGGCTGGTAAAAAGCTACGTCCTATTGATTGCTTAGATATTATGAACATTATTGGTGCAATTGTCGTAGCAGGTAATGTACGAAGATCAGCACAGATTGCCATTGGAGATGCAGACGATGTCGAATACCTTCTTGCTAAACGTTGGGATATGGGCAATATTCCTTCTTGGAGGGCAATGTCTAATAATAGCGTTGTGTGTAACGATATTAAAGATTTGCATGAATATTTTTGGGACGGATACGAAGGAAAAGGAGAGCCTTACGGACTCATCAATCTTCGCCTTAGTAGGAAGATTGGTCGCCTTGGTGACACTAACTATCCTGATCCTGATGTTATGGGATATAATCCTTGTGCTGAGCAGTCTTTGGCAGCTTATGAGACTTGCTGTTTAGCAGAAGTTTATTTATCTAACGTAGAATCTAAGGAGCAATTCGTTGACATCTGTAAACTTTTATATCGTATTAACAAGCATAGCCTTGCTTTGCCTTGTCATTTGCAGGAAACAGCCGACATCGTTCACAAGAACATGCGTATGGGTATTGGGGTTACTGGTGTTCTGCAAGCTTCTGACGAGCAACGTTCTTGGTTAAAAGAAGCTTATGTAGACTTACGTGCCTTTGATAAAGAATACTCTGCTTTGCATGGTTTCCCTGAATCTATTAAACTAACAACGGTTAAACCTTCAGGTACATTGTCTTTGTTACCAGGCGTAACTTCAGGATGCCACCCTGCTTATAGTCATTATATGATTAGACGTATCCGTATTGCTGCAGACCATAGCTTAGTTCAAGTATGTCGTGATCATGGGTATCCTGTAGAATACCAACGTAACTTTGATGGTACAGATGACTACAGTACAATGGTTGTTTCGTTCCCATTTGCTTATCCTGAAGGCACTAAAATTGCTTCAGAAATGACAGCTATTGACCAATTAGAAACAGTTAAATGGTTGCAAGATAACTGGTCAGATAATAGCGTAAGCTGTACTGTGTATTATCGTAAGGAAGAGTTGCCAGAGATTAAGAAGTACTTGGCTAAGAACTACAAAAACAATCATAAATCTTTATCGTTCTTACTTCATAATGAACATGGTTTTAAACAAGCTCCTCTTGAAGAAATTACTAAAGAAGCTTATGATGCGTTAGTTGCTAGTACAAGATTGATTACCAAAGTGGAAGATGCTTCCTTTGAAGGTGATTTAGAGTGTGTTGGCGGTGCATGTCCCGTTAAATAAGGAAAAGAAAATGATTGATTTAGATACAGTATTTGCAGGATTACAACGACTTGAAGATGTTCTTAACACAGCAGATCAGCTTATGCCTATAGTGTTTAATCGTTGCACTGAAACAGGATTAAGTGCTAAAGACTTAGACCCTATTCAGAGTATGTTGCTTGTTCAAGACTTGATTAAAATAATACAGCCTCTTAACGATAAGTTGTTAGAGCTACAGACGGTAGCGTTCTTTAGAGAACTACAACCACCTAATGCTCCTAACTTTCCTAACCCAGAAGATATTCTGTAATAGTTTCTTAGTAGTTGTACTTTACGACCCTCTTCGGAGGGTCTTTTTACATCAGTAATATGTATAAAAATATTGAAATACTATACATGTTATATATATAATGTAAAGTTAAGGTGAGGGGTTACAAACTCGCCTGCCAATTCGTTGATGCCCTAGTTAGAAAGATGGAAAATCTCTAGGTTCTTGATGCCCTCGTGCCATCTTGACTTATTTAATACCTACTTGCTCTAGTATCCATTTTTGTAATTCTATTACTTGGGCTGTGGTTTCAGCGCATTGTCCAGCAAGAACATTGTAGGCGGTGATAACATCAGTGACGTTGGGGGCTGTGGAAAGTCCTGGCACTTTACTGCTACTGGGGTTGTTCCACAAGCTTGTAGACTTATAATAATTCCTAACAGCACTAAGTTTCGCATCATATTCATCTTGTATTCCTTTTGTAGCTAGTTGTTGTTGTTTATTAATAGATTCTACTTTTGCTTCTTGTTCTTTGGCAAGTAGTTCGGTACTTTGTTTAAGCGATAAATATTTACTATTGCCAATATGATACCCAAAGTAAAAAGCGCCGCATAAAACCACAGTAATAAGTCCAATTTTGACATAAGTTAATATTGATAAAGGAAACATTATCTTTCTTCCAATGGTTTAGTTGTTGTAGCTCTTAAATAAGAAATAATAATACCAATAACAAACATAGAAATACTGTAAACTTTAGGGTCTAGTAAATCTTGAATGTAAGAAGAGTTATCTGAGATAGCACCAAGCAAAAACAATGCTCCAGAAAACCACATAGTTCTTGAACGAAATAAACCATGTAATTTCTGTTTCATTACATTTTCTTTTTAGTAGATACTTTGCCTTTAGGCTTAATTTTAGATTTACCTGCCTTAGACAAAGCAATTGCTACTGCTTGTTTTTGCGGTTTTCCTTCTTTTACAGAAGTAGAAATGTTTTTAGATATTGTTTTTTTAGAACTACCTGTTTTTAATGGCATAATTATTCCCTATATGTTCCGTGTTCAAAACAAGCTTGTTCAGCAAGCCTGCGTAGTTTAATACCTTCATTAGGCCTACCACCAGCCATAGACCACTTAGGAAACTCCTGTGCAGCAGCTTCCATATTTCCTTTTTGTAAAAACTGAAATAAGCTAGATCGTTTAAAAGCACCACAGCCTAAATTAAATACAAAAGATACTAAAGCATCAAATTGATTTTGGTTAATCTCCGCATTTGCGGAGTTTACACAGTTTTCAGCAAGGTGCAAATCATTTACTAATAGCTGTGTAGCTTGTCCCATAGTAATAGGGCTTCCTACTACACAGCCATCATTAGGAATAATCATATGACCATAACCAACAGTCATCTTACCAACACCGTCGTTATAAGGCATTGTACGAAAGCCTTCAAAGTGTTTAATTTGTTCAATGCCTTTGTCTGATGTTTTCATAATTAAGGTGTATTGGTTGCAATTAAAAATCCTTCGACTTGAATACCAACGTTTGCGGTACTAGAAGGTGTGTTTGCTTGAAATTGAATATCTGTAGTTGCAGAATAAGGAAAAGGTGCAATTCTGGTTATACCAAAGTTATTTGCAAAAGGTGTAGTAAGAACTGTATTAACAATTCCAGAGGAAGAAAAGGTTTGAACTCTATAAGTACAGTAAGAACTAGATAAGTTACCCACTTGATTTGAGGCAATATTTATTCTTGTTAAATAAAACGTATATCCATTAGGAACTGTATAAATACTCATTTGATTACGACCAGCACCTATTGCAATTACAGCATATTGAGTTGTAGTTAAAGTTGAAGAAGGGCCAATAGCTACAGTTCCTACTGGGTTTACTGTTCCAACAACTATTAAATTTTGTATTCTTAAATAACTAAGAGTAGTAACTTTATGCGTTGTACCTGTTAATGTAATTGTTTCTGAAATAGGATTATAACTGCTATCTAATCCATTAACTAAAATTTGTACCGCAGTATCTGAACTAGAAGAACTCCAAAGATATTGCACAGCAGCTACTGTAGGGTAAGCTGGGTATGCAGTAGCATTTTCCCAAATGGGGATAAAGGTAGTTCCTATAGAGGCTTGATAAGCAAACAAGTCTGCTCTTGTGACCCCAGTTACTAAATTACGAGAAGACTGTAAATAAGTTGGTAATGCAATACTTACTTCATTGTTTGGTTGAAAAACAGCAGGAATAGTAGTTATTGTCATACAGCTTCTCCTCCACTAGCAGTAATTGTAACGGAAGTTGCTGCAGAAGCCTTAACCTGAATAGTATCTCCAGTGTTAAGAATTTGAGTGCCTTGCCATTGAATGGTTTGTTTAGCAGCTATTGGTTGTTGATAAAACAGTGCATTAGATACACCTGCCGTTCCAGCAGACGGTACTAAATACACATCAAATGTAACTCCAGAACCATCTGTGTTAATAATATCAATATCTTTAACAAAAGTGCGAGTAGAAGCTGGAACAGTATACAAAGTTGTAGCCCCTGTAGTCATTACAGTTTGACCTAATTTTATAGGAGTAATATTTTGATATGTCATTTAAAAACTCATCCAAGTTAATACAGCATTAGATTGTAATGCACTAATTTCAGGACTAGATAATGAAGTAAAGTTACCTGTAGAAGGGGTTACATTGCCAATAGGTGTACCGTTGATAGTACCACCAGTGATACCTACACCAGAAGCAGTACCACCAGTGATACCTACACCAGAAGCAGTACCACCAGTGATACCTACACCAGAAGCAGTACCACCAG